CATCTAAATAGATTCCTTTTTCTGTATCAAGAATCCCTTCAATTGGCCCTTCAGAAATCAAATCAATAACTTCGACCCGTTGAAAACTTTGGAGTGTGTCATCTGCTTCTGTTGGGGTGTGACTTTTTCCACCTCCTTTCCCTCCTTTTGATCCGACAATATTTAGTTTTAAGTTAGGTTTGCTCATGCGTCAAAGGTATCAAGGCCAGCACTTAAGACAGCCGAACCGACAAAACATTTACCATAAACAATCGGGATTGGTCCTCCTTGCTGAGTGGTTTGTTGTATCCCGCTAAATGAAAAACTCTGTAATTTATTTGCTTCCGGTGGTTTTTTCGGAACGGGTGTCAACATTTGAGAGATTCCGCCCAATGCAAGACTAGCTCCAATACCTATCGCCGCCTTAGCCATCCAACCAGCAGTACCCCATCCTGTTATTCCACTAGCGAAAGAAAAGCCTACTCCACCTGTTGCCATTCCAATACCAATCAACGCTACTCCTCCCACAAATTTCCAAAAACCGCCCTTGGAACCAGCAAGAACAGGTGTGATATGAAAAACTTCTTTTTCACTCCAAGGATATAAGAGATTTTCAATATTATCTTCTCCTACTTGATTTTCACCTAACAAAACCTTATAAACAATTCCATCATTTCCACTATCAATAATCCACTTATCAAGCCCTGAAAAATTTGCACATAAAGCCTTAATCGCTTCAGCCGCATTAAAGACATCAAGTTC